GATTCGTATGCGCCCGGTAGGACTTCGATCTCAGGTTCGTGCCGCATCGCGCGACCGATGTTCGCATAGGCGATGCACTCCGAACAAATCGGTTCGCGCACCCCCTTGATTTTTACCGATGGAACTAGATGCGGGTTGAACGAGAACACTTTGGAGCACATACAACAATGCCCAAATGCAGTAGCGTATCCCATGTAATGCTTTGCTCCGTTTCGCACAACAATGTGCCCCTCCAGTATAGCACAGGCGTACATTGCTTGTCAAGTATCATTTCGGATATTCCGGACATAAAGTATTCCACTGGTAGCCGCTTACTGCGCAGAAGCGGAAACATAGGTTGACAGCGTACCTCGGCTGTGGTACAATTAGAGACTGGCCAATCAGGGTCAGGTGGAGCGAGGATAGCATGGCACGAAGAGCGAACGCAGGATTTAAGAGCAACAAGGCCGAGCGCCAAGCCGAACTGGGCAAGCGCCACGCGGCGCGAATATTGGCGAGCGAAATCGAGCCACCCAAGCCCGAAGTAGAAACCAATCCAGAAGTAGAGCACCTCGACAAGACCATCGAGGGAGTGGAGAAGGCGATCGACAATACCAACGACCCTGCCGAGGCAAAGCGCCTGGAGAAGGTGGTGGACGGATTAGAGGAAGCAAAGGAGGAAGTTAATAATGAAGGCGGCGATGTGGACAGTGGCTTGGGTGACGTGGGCGGCGACAAGGTGGGTGATGAAGAGGCTGTGGAAGGAGATGGTGAAAGAAAGCCGAGCAGCGTCGTAAAGCCGGTGTTCAAGGAGCGCTACGCCGCAAATGCCCGCGAATTGGGCGTCAAGGGCAAGGCCGCAAAGCGCTCGAATTGGGACTGGCTGGCGCAAGAGATCGCCAAGTTCTGCCTCACCGACAAGCACGCCATCCGAATGGACGACTTCAAGGCGCTGCTGAAAGCCAACGGGATCGACCATAATAAGTGGCCGAACCAGTCGCGCGGTTGGGAAGGCAGGCTAAGAATGACGGGTCGGGTCGCGTTGCAGCGAATTGTCGCGGACAGCGGGGTGCTCAAGTTCCCGGACGAGACCGAAGCCAAAGCCCCCATGGACTTCATCCTGAAGTACAAGGCCAAATGAGAAAGCTGGCTTTGATTATCCTTCTGGCCTCTCCGGTGAAAGCCGGGGAGGCCGAAATGCCGAGTGAAGCCACCAAAGTAAGAGCTTTGAAATTCGGTTACATGATGAATGGCGACAGCATGGTTCGCCCACTAAGTGAAGGTAGTCTTGATTTGGTGGAGGCGTTAAAACTTTCTGCGCCGAGGGACAAGGCTCGCAAGCCGGAAATCAGAAAAGTACATTGACAGCCAAATACGAATCAGCCCCGGCAGCGTAATGCGACCGGGGCTTTTTCGTGCTTAGGTATACTTTATCATTTAGTTATCTTCAACTTCCTTGGGGATTACGATGCAGTGGTTCCCATCGTAGCGCCCGGTTCGCTTGATGCCCCAATGGATGTCACTTTCGGGGCAATCGATGATTCGCGCCGCGTTAGCCAAATCGTTGACTTCATAGACTTCGGCAGACGCCGTGTTGATGATAAGGTAGTCGGCCATCAGTGTTTCCTTTCGGTCATGTCCAATACTTCGAATCCCGCTGCCTCCAGCAGCTGGATTACGTGGGTCGGGTTGTCTCCTTGGGAAACGCACAGCTTGGCGAGCTTCATCAGGTGTTCATTATCGGCCCAGAACACCGAGCGCCACTCGACGAATTCGTCCTCGAAATGAAGAATGATGCGGGGGTTGCTCATTGCGCCTCGTCCGCTTGTTCATCGGCTTGGCATTCGGTGAGGAACTGGGCGTAGTGGTAAGCCGCGCTGCGGGCTTCCTCGGGGGATCGGAACGGCCCCAAAGGCTCAGGCGCAACGACGCCGTGGAAGTAGAAGTAATAGCCAGCTTCGGAAGGACCAGCGCCGTGGGGGAAGTCAGCGTGGCCGTCGTGGTAATGCAGCATGGAAGTGATGCTCCGTTGGGGTGGGGTAGTGGCGCATTGTAGCACAGGGCTGCGCGGCTGTCAAGTAGGTTTTCAACAGTCGAACAGCCAAATAGAGAAAGGTACCTTGACAAGGATGGGCGCGCGTGGTAAAATCGTCCAGACGATCAAGGAGAACGGCCTCTATGAAACGCAGCTTCACGTGGTTACCCTTGTCTCAATGAGGGAATCTAAACGTCCTTACTGATCCTAGTACCCCCTCTACGCGGAGGCGCTATCAGGTTTTCATGGTGAGCTACGCAGGCGGTCTTTGGCTGTAGTGTTGTAGTGACGCAGCCGTTTAGCGCTACGGGCCTTGGTGACCTGATAGCGCCTCCGCGCGTAGTGGGCGCGAGGGCCTTCGCGTACCTCGAAACTTTTACGAGCTAGGCTTGGCGAAACGTTTACCTGCTCGCACCGTGTATCGAACCATATTCCGGGCTGCTGCGCGCCACGCGCGACACTTTTCGCCTCCCTTTGGCTGTGCTACTTGCGAAGAGTTTCGCGAACGCGGCGTCCTCGCCCGGTGGAAGACCAGTTCCCACCGGGCGTAACGATTTAAGCTGGTAGTAAGAATGCGATGCCGATTATTCCACATGCTAGAAGTACCATTGTGACGATGAAGTCGAGTTCTTCGTGCCCCCGGCGTATCATTCAGTTCTCCTCGTTGTCGTAGTAAACAATGTTCGATATTCCGTTTTCGACTGGTTCTGTTACTTCGCCCTTCGCGTCGGCGTGTGACTTCGCCCATGCGATGAAGGCCTCCGTTACTTTAGCTTCCACCATCGCTTCGTCCCGGTCCTCTGGGAGAATCGAAACGAACTCGATTTGTTCGGTGTCCGGCGCTCCCCATTCTTTTAGTTGGGCACGCTCTTTTTCTCTTAGTTCTAGGCTGTCTTCAAGGTAGAAGCCTTCTTCGTCTGTGGCTTCGTTGGCCGCGATCCAAGCGAATGATCTTTTCATTGGTCTGCTCCTTTGTTTACCCCATTTTGTTCGCGATGACAAGAGCGGTTATCAGCAGAACGCCGCAACCGAGGGCGATGCTTCCTAACCACCAAAAAGCAGTTTCTAAGGAGTCTGTGGCTTCGTTCCAGTCGTCTATTGCTTCGTTTAGCCGCTGCGCCAGTTTTTCCTGTTCGCTCATGGCAGGTATTCCTCTTTGATTGCGATAAGTTGGTCCACGTCGCATCGGCCGTATTCTTCGATGGCCCAAAGGATGTGGTCTGGTTCCACACCCATTCGCTGCGCCGCTTCGGCGAGCGATACGCGGCTAAGTGCCCAAGTAGTCCTGTCGATGAGAAGTAGCTTGTCCATGTGTCCTCCTAGTGCGCCAAGTGTAGCACGACGCGCGCTGTCTGTCAAGTCCTGTTTCGCTGCGGCGTTGCGAAAAGTTTCGTCATTCCCGGTGGCTGGGCGGTACCTTCGTACCGCCCGCACCGTGCTCTCAGTTGCGGAACTTCGCCACCCAGTCGGCGGGGGCTTCGACCAGATCGGTCTCGCCGCCTTCGGCGAGGATCGCCATCGTGCCCGCTTCGGCCACAACCCGCTGGAGTGCCAAGCGGCCTGTCATCCGGAACCGGCCTTCCCAGCCTTTGGACTTGTTGGTCCAGCGGCTGTGATCGACCCCGTTCAGTTCCAGAATGCGGCGGAACTTCTCGATGTCGATGCGCTGGCGTTCGTCGAGGCATTGGGCGGCGAGGGTCTGGGCGAGCCAGTCCCAAGCGCTGCGCTGCGCGCACTTCCGCTTGTCGCCGTGCGCGACGGCCCGTTCCGCGTAGCGGTGCTTGTACTTGGGCAGCACGACGCTGTGCTTCTTCTCGTTGTCGACCGCCACTTCCGCGTCGACTTCGACCGGTTCCTCGGTCTTGGGTTCCACGTAGTGCTCGCCCGCCAGCAGCTTCGCTGCCGCGTCGTTGGCTGCGACGACTTCTGCGAGGGTGGGGGCGGGGGTCTGCTTCTGCTTGCGTGCCATGGTCTGTTGCTCCGTTCGCCGGGGGAGGGGGGCGGCCAATCCGCCCTTGCGCCCCACCAGCAAGGACATCTTACCACGCTCGTACGCGCGTGCCAATGTGACAGAGTGTCGCAATTGTGCGCACAGACTGGCACGCTGCTTGCATTTGCAAGACTCGTGCCACAGATCGTGTCAATGTGACACAGTGTCGCATTTCAGAAACGCAAAACTTTTGAGACCCCCCGACCCCGAACTCGTCTTTGACGAGTTCGGGGCGGGACCCATTTCGAACCGGAACGTCTTGCGGCGCGCGTATTCGCGTCTGTCCATGAATTTTAGCACGCCGTGCGACGTCTGTCAAGGTATTTTTCAGCCCATCAACGCGAAAACTTGGACATAACTACAGATGTTCCGGTCCCAACTTGACACGGCCCGCTGCACGTGTTACTATGTGCGCAGCATAGCACGTATGTACCTCTTTATTTGGGAGACCAGAATGGCAGAGGCTAAGTCAACTGCAGGCCCTTATGACCAGTTTATTGGCGAACTCACCCCCGGAGACTACGGATGGCTCCCTTTGGATGAAGCTGGCAACCCAGTTGCCCCGGCAACCATCCAACCCCCTCGCATTGGGGAATATCCTGGAGCCTGCCATGTTTATTTGGCTGACAACGGGGAGTTCCTCACAGCATCGGGAGCACCGTTGAGTCCCCCTCTACAGTCCAACGTGGAGAAGAGAGTCAATGAAGGCGAGGAAACCCCTCCCCCTCTCATTTTGGCTCTCAACCCGAATACGGCGATATCGACAGACCCAACAGACATCGATATGATTATCGATGGGGAAGGGTTCACAGAGAACTCAGTCATAGTGTTCAACGGGTATGATGAACCAACGACGCTTCTGTCGCCCACGCAAGTGAGTACAATCGTGAAGCCGAGCATATTCGGGGTTGCGGTGTGCCCGGTATTAGTGCGCGGCGAAGGGGGCGACTCGAACACGTTGGAATTCGAATTTACAGCCCCGAGCGGCGGGACGCGGCGACAAGACGACGAAGGGAGGGACGATCCCAGTATACTTCGTAATCGGAAAAGGTGACCTATTTTGGCTGTTGAAACATGAGGAGTAGAATGCAATGGCGATGACACCAGAAGAGCAACGCAAAGCGGAAGAAGAGACGAAGCGTAAGGCTGAGGAAGCCAAGCGCCAGCAGGAATCAAAGCAGCAAGACGAGCAGCGTCGCAAAGAAGAAGAGCGCTCGCGTGTCGAGAAGCAACGCGCCGAGCGCGCGGAACGTTCTGCCGGCGAACACCAAAAGAGGGGTCGCGGCACTGTTGGTGGCTTGAAAGTATCCTCGTCCCGCGAAGAGCGTGTCGAGCGGCTTGAGAAGCAGCTTGAGTACGAACGCAACAAGATCGAGAACGCGGTCGATCCCCACGAACTCGTAGGCGAACTGGGCCACGGCGAACTGGGTTGGGTCGAACTCGACGAAGAGGGAATGCCGACCGGACCGGCTCAAAAAGAACCGCCCCCGCTCGGAACCGTTGCGGCGCGCGTCGTTGGATACTTCCCAACTCAAGACGAACTCGTAACCCCGTCTGGAGCACCCGTAACCGACCAGATGAACCCGGCCCCGGACTTCCAGGACGCCGGAATGCAGGCGCGCAACCCGCCGCCGGATGTGCCCCTTGATCCGAAGGGCGTCCCGGTGGTCAACACGCCGGTACAGGTCTGATATTTGGGCGTTGGACCTTAGCCCAGATAGGCTTCGGCACTCAGGAAATAACCCCCCTGCCCCGACTTGGGTGCCGAATGTCCTCCTAACTTGACAGGCCGGTAGGCGGCGTGTTATAATGTTGCAATGGACGGAAACGATAAAATCGACGATGGGATTCCCGGCGATCTTGTCGCTCTTCCGACCATGCCTTACTCCGAAAGACCAGCTGAACTCCCTTTGGATGTCGAAGAGTGCCGAACTGCCATTTGGATGGCTGCCGGAAACATCACGGATGCGGCGAAACTACTTAAAATCACATCCATTCGGTTAAGAAATTTCGTTAAGAAGTCCCCATATCTGTCCGCCGAAATGCAAGAAGCAGCGGACCGTATCGTAGATATCGCGGAGAAAAACGTTGTCGAAGCCCTCACCGACGAGTTGGACCCGGGCCGCAGGGATACCATGTCCAGATTCGTACTATCCAATATTGGGAAGCATCGTGGGTGGGGAACTGCAGGTAGCGGAAACGTCAACATCAAAAACACCGCAGGTGGAACTATTGTCGTCCAGTGGCAAGACGGATCAACTTTTGGCGAACAGAAACCGGAAGAAGGAGAAATAATCGATGTCACAGCCCATGCAAGAACAGAATCACAATGACGAGCGTTCTGATGTGTTCCGTCAGACCTACCAAGACCTCACAAGCGACCAGAAAGATGACATCATGAGGGTCAAGAATTTGGCTCGCATGATGAATGAATTCCTCGACAACCTGAAACCCTCCAGAGAAGTTTCTTTGGCTAAGACGAAGCTGGAAGAATGTGTGATGTGGGCGACGAAATCGATCACAAAATAGGGGCAAAGTCATGGCAGAGCGTCAATTATCCGAAGAAGAACTCAAAAAGCAGCGCGACAGGGCTTCGGGCAAGCTTCGGTTGTCCCCGGAGGAACTGAAGAAGCAAGAGCAACACTTCGAATACATCGCACATCTTATGAACGCGATCCAAGTCGGCAAACACTTCCAAATGTATTTAGATAACCTGCCGAAAGGCCCCGCCGCGAACAAATCGTCTAGCGACAGCCACAAGAAGGTTATGGCCTATTTGGATGAGTTGAAGCGGGATGCCGACGAGGTTGCGAGAAAGTTCCACGCGCAGAGCATTACATAATGGAAGCAATCCAGCGTGAGGATGAAGTACCCCGGATAACTATTCCGTACACGCCTCGGGTGCACTTCCTACCGATGCACGCTTCGAAAAAGCGCTGGATATTCGTGGTAGCACACCGAAGGGCTGGGAAAACGGTCGCGCTGTGCAACAAAGTAATCCGGGGTGCGTTGGAAAACAAAAGGGTATTCCCACCGCCCCGTTACGCATATATTGGACCCAGCTTCGCCCAGGCTAAAGACCTCGTTTGGGGGTATTATAAATACTACACCGGGGTTCTACCCCGGGTTAAGGTAGTAGAAGGAGATCTGCAGATCGTCCTCCCCAATTCAGCGATGATAAACCTATACGGGGGCGCTGCCGCTTACGAGCGGATGCGAGGCTTGTATTTCGATGGCATTGTCGCGGATGAGTACCCACTTCTTAATCCTTCTATGCTTGGTAGCGTGGTGCGGCCTTGTCTCGCTGATTACCAAGGTTGGGCTGTTATTTCTGGTACAAGCGCCGGAGACGACCACTTCCACGAACTCAAGAAGCGAGCCGAAAAAGACGACTCGTGGGACATCTACTCCATTCCCGTAACCGATACCGATGCGCTTCCCGAGGAAGAAGTCCGGGAGATGCGGAAGGATATGACGGCGGACGAGTTCGCGCGCGAAATGATGTGCTCTTTCGATGCGCCGATCGAGGGTTCGTACTATGGGGAAGTACTCAACGAGATTTCTATCGCAGGGCAGATTACTGGTGTTCCGTATGACCCCAATGCTCTGGTAATGACATGGTGGGATTTGGGCATCGACGATGAGATGGTTATTTGGTTCGCGCAGATTTGCGGCAGAGAACTCCATGTCATCGACCACCTACAAAACACTGGAAAAGGATTAGACTGGTATGTCGGACAAATCAAATCCAAGCCGTACCAATACGGGGTCCACGTCCTCCCTCACGATATTAAAGCCCGAGAACTTGGAACCGGGGTCTCCCGAAAGGAAGTTCTTGACGGCATGCTTCCAAACACATTCGTATGTCCACCCCACACCGTCGAGGATGGAATATCAGCAACTAGAGCTGCCATTCGAATGATGTGGTTCGACCGGGTTCGAACAGAACCTGGCGTAACCGCGCTGCGGAACTACCACAAAGGCCCTGCCGGGAAGCCGGTCCACAATTGGGCAAGCCATTCGGCGGATGCCATACGAATTGGTTCTGTCGCGCTGAACATGATCCGACCGATGGTCGGAGGTACCAATGTGATCGGCATTGGGTCAGGCGCGTTGAAGCGCGGTTTGAAGCGAATGGATAATGGGCCGAGGAGATTGCGATGAACGCGCACGAACGAGTATTTGATAACGGCGTCGTCGGCGGCCAGTTAGGGTTGGATTCCACTATTGTTGGAACTGAGCCGGACGAAACCGTATATGAAGCGACCGTCGCGGCGATGATCGAAGATGCCCGCAGCTTCGAGGAGAGCGTCCTTGGGCCGGATCGTGACGATAATCTTCAATTCTTTTATGGCGAGTATCCGGCGCAAGAGGGCACAGGAAAATCCTCCGCTGTATCGACGGATTTTCGTGATACTGTTATGGCTATCCTTCCTAGCCTTATACGTATATTTACTTCCACTGAAAGAGTAGCGAACTGTACGCCGAACTACCAAGGCCAAGAGGAAATGGCCAAGCAGTGCACCGAATATCTCAACTATATCCTTTGGGAGGATAACAACGGGTTTCTAATCCTTCACGATGTCATCAAAGACGCTCTCCGTTGCAAGATCGGCGTCATGAAATGGTATACCGAAAATTTCGACGAGGTGACGGAGCAAGAATTCCACAGTGTGACCCGCGAGCAGTTCCAATATTTACTCAGCGAGAATCCGACGCTGCAAGTGTTGGACGCACAACCCGACCAGAATAATCCGGAAGTCCTTGATAGCCTTCGGATACGTTTTGTGAAGTCCGCACCCCGCGTCTGCATCCATTCGGTACCACTGGACGAATTTCGGATTTCTAGAAAGGCCAAAGACGTCGATAATGCCCCGCTGATTGGTCACGACCAAATCGTGAACGTCTCCGTCTTAGTGGAGCAGGGCTATGAACTGGAGGAAATTGCAGAGTTCATGCACACGACGCCTGACAACTATTCGACAGATCGTCTTTTCCGAAACCGGGGACTGGACGAAGGCGACCTTACTGACGCTTGGGATATTCGGTATGGCTGTTACTTTATTCGTATCGACAAGGACGGGGACGGAATCGCTGAACTACGCGAAATACACACTGTCGGTGACGATCATCATATTCTGTATGATGAAGTGGCTCAGTACCCCAACTTCGCTGTTTGGTGCCCTGATCCTGAACCTCATACTTTGGTTGGCGATACTCCTGCCGATCTTGTCAAGGATATCCAAATAATCAAGACGAACATGCTCCGGGGTTCCCTGGACTCCTTGGCCCAGTCTATTTGGCCTAGGACAGTGTTCAACCAGACCACGACTAATTCCGACGACGTGTTGAACGATGAAATTGGTGCTCCGATCCGAACTACCGGCGATCCGGCCAGTTCCGTTATGTCGGTTAACCATCAGTTCGTCGGGCAACCCGTCTTCGCTATGTTCGAAATCATGGAAGGTCTCCGCCAAGCCCGCACGGGCATTTCGGATGCGTCGAAAGGCGTTGACCCCCGCGCGTTGCAGTCTACCAATGTTACTGGTATTGACGCAATCGTGCAGGGCGCACAAGAACGCATCGAGTTGTGCGCCCGAATTTTAGCTGAGACAGGAATGAAGCAGCTGTTCAAGGGGGTCCTTCGGGAGATCGTGAGCAGCCCAAACCAAGAACGAACTGTTCAACTCCGGGGAAAGTGGACCAACGTAAACCCCTCCACTTACGACCCCACGATGCGCATTTCGGTTAACCCGACGCTCGGTAAGGGTTCCGACATGACGCGGCTTATGATTCTACAAGACGTCAAGCAAACCCAGACTACCGTAATGACCCAGTTCGGTGTCGAAAATCCGCTTTGTGGCATTCAAGAATTCCGCAACACCCTCACCGATATTTTGGCCATCGCGAATGTCAAGAACGTCGGGAGGTATTACCGTGAGATTGACGAAGCGACTATTCAGCGCATCGCGCAGACACCGAAGGAGCCGGATGCTGCAACACTTCTCGCCCAATCAGAGATGGAAAAGAACCGAGTTAAGATGGCAACAGAGATTTCCAAGTCGAACTTCAACGACCGAAAACTCCGTGTGGATGATGACTTCCGCCGGGATGAAATGATGGTCAAGGGAATTCTCGACGCCGCTAAGATCGAAGCCGAATACGCCGTGGACGTGAACGAGGCTGAGTTCGAAGCTGAAAATACACCCGTCGAAGAACAAGCGCCAACGCCTCCGCCAATTCCAGTACCGAATGTGGCAGGGCCAGTAATGGGAGCAGCCGGTGGAATCGAACCAGGACAAGCGCCTGTCTAATTTGGAAGTAGACGAACTGGCGGCTGATGCCAAAGAATTGCTGAACAATCCTACGTTTAAGAAGGCTGTGGATGCTGTATATTCCAGGGCCGTAGGAACATTACTAACTGCTGACATTGGGAGCTTGACAGCGCAGCAGGCGCATGCTATCATGCGGGCAACTGCCGAGATCAAATCCCAGTTAGAGCAGTACATAACTGACGCAAAAATGCGTCAGAAGTATCATTCGGAGAAGCCACATGGCGAATGACATCGAGAGCGCTGCAGTTGCGTTCGATGCGGTTATGCAGTCAGAACCGGGCGTCTCGAATGGTAAAGCCCCGCGTTCCGCCGAAGGCCCTCCCCAAGAACTGTTCCGAAGCCGAAGCACTGAAGTGGACGACGATAGTCCCGCCAAGGGCGGTGGCGATGACGATGACCCGGAGGATTTGATCTATGGCAAAGAAACTTCTAAAGATTCCAAGAGAGATAAGGCCGGTCCAAGGGATCCTGACAAACCGGGCGGAGAGGATCGGACAGGCGACGATGACGAATCAGATGGGGACGACGCCGACGATGACGACGGAGAATCTGAAGAAGAAGACGAAGAAGATGCTGACGCCTCCGATGAAGAGGCCGCCTTCCTTTCGCGTAAAGTAGAAGTTCAAGTCGACGGGGAACCTGAAGAAGTAACCATCAAAGAGGCTCTCGAAGGTTACGTCCGCACCAAGACGTTCCACCAGCGGATGAACCAGCTCGATGAGGCGAAGAAGATAGTTCGCCGAGCCGCTGTCGACGCCGTTCATAATTACGAATATTCCATGAACGTTGCGAGGCAGATGGAAGAGCATATGAAGACGATGATCCCACCGGAACCGGATTGGGATAAGGAATTTGCTGCAGACCCCGCCAAGGCGCGTGAAATGCAGCGCTACTACGAGAAGGCCAATCAATTTAAGGCGCAGTTGAAGACACAGACCGAGGAAGCCGCCAAGAAGATGGTGGAATCCAACCACGCTCAACTGCAAGCGTTCGCTGAGGAAGAGAACCAAAAGTTCGAGGCAGCGAACCGCAAAAACTGGTCGGACCCCAAGCGGAAGGCAAAGGACCTCACTTCGATGAGGAAGACCGCCCTCTCCACCGGGTTCTCAGAAGAAGAGTTGTCGCAAGTATACGACAGCAGGATGCTTACGGTACTGTTGAAAGCGTCCAAGTACGATCGAATGATGGCTGCCAAGCCCAAGCCAATTGTTCGCTCGCAAGGCAAGCCGATTGCTCCGGGAACGGGAAACGCTAAACAGCGTGCGGTTCATAAGGGAGTTAACTCGGCGATGAAGAGGCTCAACCGAAGCGGTAGTGTCGAAGACGCTGCTGTGGTATTTGACCAACTTATCGCACAGAGGTAACAAACTATGGCCCAAATTTCTGGCGCCTTTTCGACCTACGCGGCGAAAGGCAACCGAGAAGACCTGTCCAACGCGATTTACAACATCGATCCGTTCGACACTCCCATTATGTCAATGGCACGTCGTCGAAATGCCAAGAATCGGACTTTCGATTGGCAGACTGAGAACCTTCCCGCAGTCGATCCGAACAACGCTCAGATCGAAGGCTTCGAGCTTATCCGATCTGCTTCGACGCCCACCGTTCGTCTTACGAACGTGGCGCAAATCTCCAAGCGCGATGCGACCGTTACCGGCTCCCAAGAAGCCGCCGACGCTGCTGGCAAGGGGTCCGAAATGGGCCACCAGATGGCAATGGCTTCCAAAATCCTCAAGTCGGATATGGAATCCATTATGTCGTCTCGCCAAGCTCGCGACGATGGTGCCGATCCGAACACCCCCCGCAAGACCGAAGCGATCTGCCATTGGTTGGGTCGTGCCAAGGATAAGCTTGGCGCTGCTGCTGGTGCTGTTGTCGGCGTAACGGCTGGCCTTCCGGTTCTGGCTACCGACGCTTTCGCTGCGGTTGCCGGTGCTTCTCAGGTTGCTATCACCGAACAGATGGTCGGTGACGCAATGCAGAAGGCATACACCAATGGTGCTCACCCGGACAATATGGTTGTTCCTCCGGGCATCAAGCGCACCATCTCAACCTTCGAAGGCCGTGGCATTTCGCAGGTCCTCGTGGGCAAGACCGAAGTGGTCGCGACAGTAGACATCATTGCTACTGATTTTGGTCGTATCAAGGTTATGCCTTCACTCTGGATGCCGACGGATACTTCGCTGATCCTCGACGCTGATTTCCTCGCGGTTGCGTTCTTCCGGAACTTCCGTTCGTACCAGATCGCTAAGATTGGCGATGCGGAAACCAGAATGATCTTGGCCGAATGGGGCGTCGAAATGCGCAACCCGCTGGCACACATTCTTCTCAACGGTGTCAAGCAGGGTGCCGTTATTACGACCCTCGTCAACCCGGCAGCGCTTGCGGCGTCGCAAGCCCCGCACAGCCCGGATGTTACGACGTCCGAGCAGAAGCCGCATCCCCACGCGAAAGCCTAAGTTACTGGCGAAGAACCTGGACCCGTAGAAATACGGGTCCTTTTTTCGTAGGAGAAGTGTATGCCAAGCAAATCAGCCAAACAAGCTCGAACGATGGCGGCAGCGGCACATAATCCGAAGTTCGCTAAGAAGGTCGGCATTCCGACTAAGGTCGCCAAGGAATTCAACAAGGCCGACGCCGGTACTGGTCGAATTAAACCCAAGCGACGGAAATGAAACCGCTATCGGCAGTGCTATTGGTACTGTCGCTCGCCGGTTGCACTGCTCGCCTTCAGTGGGATCGCGAAGCGGTGGATGCTTACTCGCGCGCTGAAACAAATTCCATTATTACTGAGAAGGCATGTCTTGATATTGCACGCACTCAAGTACAAGTCGCGCGATGCAGTATTCGTAGGTGAATATGGTCGAAGCACCTTGGTGGAAAAAGCTATTTGATTATTCCGGCGTCGGTGAAGCGATGCCCGAGCACATCGGGCGCGATAAACCGATGGACCCGATCGTTAATGCTGGTATTTCGATGGCTACGCTTCCCAAGCGTGCCATGGGCGCTTCCGCCGAGGCGGTAACCAGCGGAATTTATAACCCCGGACCGGCATTAGAAACTGTCGGCAATATGGCGGGCGTCGGTTCGATGGCCGGTGTTTCGGCTGCGCCGATGGAGGCTATATTTGGCTCTGGGATTCTGCGCCGAAAACCGCTTATTGCAGGTTATCACGGAACTGGTAGTCCAACCGAGTTCGCTCAATTTAAACTTCCCCCCGCTACTCACGATTTGGGTATCCATGGAACTATAGATCCAAGTGTATCCAATATGTACACTTATGATAAACATAGCTTTGAACATAGTCTCAGTCATCTTAATCCAGAAGGTGGCGATATCGCTCATGTTCGAACTATGCCAATTGTCATGGACGTACAAAATGCTCTCAAATACCCAATCGATGCCGGAAAATGGAATATACCCGAAAATGTGATAAATCCGTTAGCGGAGAAAGTGGCTAAGGGTTACAAAACTCCTCGCGGTCTTTTAAGCGATATGGAGAATATAGCTGGATCGAAGCAGATGTGGCAAGAACAATTCGTTCCAATGCTTAAAGAGCGAGGATACGATTCTATTTATTATCCTCATGGTACCGAGTATGGCGATCGCAATAAGTACAATACATTTATGGGTTTTGATGCTGAACAGTTCATGCCAAGAATGTCGCCGGGAGGTCAGAAGCTGATCGGCGAGCGCGGCGTACATGAACCAATGAAAGTAGACCCCTCATATACTTCAGAAACACCTAAATGGCGAATCCCTAGCGGTATTTTGAAGAGGATAGATGATCCAGAGCCGCCTGAAGCTGCTAAGGGTATTTTAAAGAAACAGCGCAATGTGTATAAAGAAAAGTTAGAACAATTAAAGAAGGAGCAAGAGGCTAAATTTGCGCTGGGTGGGAAAAAGGCGGCTGAAATTGAGTTAACAAAAGACTGGGATGCTAATAAATTAACAAATGCTGAATTGTTCCAAAAACACCAAGAATTGTATGGCTATAAAACACCAAGAGAAAATATATCATTGAGTATAAATCCATACCAATTTTTACATATGAACAACGAAGCGTTAGCACAGGCTCAAACTACTAAATCCATGTTAGACCCTGAGTACGCTAAATTAGTGGCGGAGTATGAGAAGAAATACAGCAAACCGTATCCCGGATTTAAGTAATGTTCCGTAACAACTTGACACAGAACTAAGGGCGTGCTACCATGGCGGAGAAGAAGGTTGTTTATCGAAACGATGGAGCGATTAAGCGGACGATGATATGGGAAGACAATGCGCCAGAAACGGTGCATGTCTATACCGAACAAGACATGACCCAGACGTTGGAAAACAACAAGGTCATGAGGGAACTACACCCTGTTCGATCCACAAACAAGCTGGTCGCAAGGGGTGTACCCGTTTCCGTCGCAGAACGAGCAATGCGAGAAGACTGGGACGACAACGACTGGAAAAAGTGGTTGAACGACCCCGATAACGCCGCATTCAGAGTTTGGCCAGGACGGGTTTGATGGCGACATTCCTTACCGAAAAATGCGAAGAAATCCGTAATTGGTTGGCGATTGGTGCGGACGTTTATCCGGACCTTGTTGTTACCCGGTGGATTCGCATGGCCGAGGAACAGCTGTCTACCGTGCTTCGCGTTAAGCACATGCTCCAAATTGACGAATCCAATCTCATCAATGATCGAGTTCCACTCCCATTGGATTGGCAGGAAATTCGTCTGGTGCGTTGGCCGGACGGTGGCGTTATTCGTTATCAGACCCCTGACGCGTTCTTTAATCCAGAATATGATGACCCGCCACACTCTGACGCCACGGGTAAGTATCGCCGTTATACCATACTAGGCAACTACATCGTGGTTGGAGGCGTTAGCAGCGATTCTGGTACTACAGTAGAATTAACGTACTATCAAAATATTCCGCCACTAACAAATGAAACTAATAACTGGATTAACAGTTACCATTCGACAGTTTACACCGTTAAAATCCTCCATATTGCTTCAATGTACTCGATCGAAGATGAGCGCGGTCCGATGTGGGATAAAGAAGTTGTGCGGACTGTCAACGACATGAACAACGCACATAAAGTAGATATGGCGAGTGGTTCCGTACTGATGCAAACAAGGCGTAAGACATTTGGCTGATGGACGCAAATTCGGGCGCTTACTATTTGGGGCTTACTCATTCGATTTGTGGCCTTCATGGAAACCAATACCGCCCAGCGGAGCACCGGGTGAAATTTGGGAGCCGATAAGTGAGGTTCTACCGGAAGAGATTTGGAACGCTTCGCCGTTTGATAGGATCGAAATTTGGGTACCAGTTGCACCTAGGGCTTAACGATGGCTGATGAGCTTACTGTTAATTTGGGTCTGATCAAACCTGAAATCGGGGGATCTGACGACACTTGGGGCGAAAAGCTGCATTATAATTTTGACATCATCGATGCAGCTATTAAGGAGGCTGGAAGCGGCGGAGATAGCGGAGGTAACGGAGATAACGGGACTAGTGTCACTATTTCGGAGTCGCCACCTAGTACTTCAACGCCGGGAAATTTATGGTGGGAAAGTGATACGGGTATTTTGTATATTTACTATGACGACGGAACTTCGTCGCAGTGGGTGTCAATCGGTGGAGGTAGTAGTTCGTCGTTAGCCTATACTTCTGACACGGCTCCGCCTAATCCGGTTGATGGAATGTTATGGTGGCGCTCTAGCGATGGTGTTCTTCTCGTTTATTACGACAATGGTGTTTCTCCGCAATGGATGCCAGCATCTAATTTGTTGGTTCACACTTCCGACATTGCTCCGTCAAATCCGAAAGACGGGACGCTGTGGTGGCGCTCTAGCGATGGTGTTCTCCTCATTTATTACGACGATGGTACTCCGGAATGGACGTTAGCGTCTCCCGCTAGTAGTTCAATTGCTACCAAAAATTACATCTTGAATAGTGCGATGATGGTGTCGCAGCAGAACGGTTCAACAGCGCTGCCGCTAAGCCAATCTGGTACGCCCAGTGGTTATCCGGTGGATGAATGGCAAGGTTCATTGGCTAGCTCCGGAACGCTTACTGTAGCACAAGTGGCGTCAACGACCCCGGCAGGGAGTCCAAATCGGATACGATGTACGGTGTCTGTGGCCGATACAACGGTCGATGCTTCTGATCTTATTTTGCTTATCCACAGGATAGAAGGTTTCCGCATCGCTGATCTTATGTCGGGCACGGCTAGCGCAAAGACGGTTACGTTAGCATTTGGCGTCAAGGCACCAGCCGGGACTTACGGCGTTACGTTCTACAATAGCGCGGCTAATCGTTCGCGCGTTGAGACGTTTACCATTGCAGCAGGTGAAGCTAATACCGATGTGCGTAAGACTATAACGTTGCCTCTCGATACAACCGGTGCATGGCAAATTAACAATTTAGTCGGGCTGACGGTTGCGTTTGTGTTGATGTGCGGCACGAATAACCACACCACGGCTGGAGCGTGGGCGGCAACATGGAAAGCATCGACATCGGCACAATTCAACTTAATGGCGTCTACTAGCAACATTTTTGAATTGTTCGACGTGTCTCTGACAGTAGGAACTACTGCTCCCGCATTTGTAGTGCCGAACTATCAAAGCGAATTAACACTGTGCAAGCGATACTACAAACGGTTTGGCGGCAAGCAAACTCACGATCTTGATCTTAGCGCTGGATACATTGATGCAGCGGATTACGCTAGGTTCCAGCTATTCTTTGATGTAGAAATGCGAGACGCCCCAACCTTCTCGCTTATAGGCACTTGGTCTTACCAAAATGTCACTGGTGCGCTTACAGGAGGTTATCTGTCGGCAGATACTGCTTCTCTTACATTGTTGGCTACTGCTGGCGGCAAGGTGCGCGGTTGGAATAACGCAGCAGGAGCAGGTTTTTCTTTTAATGCGAGGCTATGATGGCTGCGTTTGATTTTCCATCTTCCCCAACTGTTGGTCAGATAGCTAACGGTTATACTTGGGACGGCGAGAAATGGGTGCTTCCGGAATTTGGCGGTACTCCGTTGGTTTCTAAGGCAACGATCGCCTTTTGTTTTGATACTTACAGATCCGCCTACGACAACGCTGCGTTGACGTTCATGACTGATTTGGGATTTGTCGGGACATTTTTTATGGTTCCGGAAAGCATTGATACGGGTGGTCAACTATCGAGCGACGAGCTTGCTATATTGTTTGCTAAGGCGTGGGAAATAGGGGCTTATGCTTCGAGCGCTGACTTATCTAAAAACTTGGCACAGATGTATGATACCGATCGTAAGTCGGTGCTGCTGCGGTTCAAGGTGATACAAGACTTAATGCATGCCAAAGGTATGCCGGTGCACGCAATAGCTGCCATGCAACGTACGACACTGCATCCACAAATTACCGAAATGGCGCGACCGTGGTTCAAAGTGGTTCGTGTTGCGGGCGAAATGGAATTTGCTACATATCCAATTGTCGAACCGCTATACCTTATTAAAGGTGGCGGTTCCAATTCGCTTAGTTCAACCGACACCATTGCAAGCTTAAGCGCTACACTGGATGCATGCATTGCGGTCAAGGGTTTGTGGTGTCCTATAATTCATGAAGTGGGCACGCCAGCATCTGCAACCAAAGTTGACCCGAGTGTGCTTAGCGGATTTATGAGTTATTGTAAAACTAAGGTGGACGCTGGTTTGTTGCGCGTAACAACATTGTCGAAAGCGATGCAACCAGCGTAATGCTGATAAGAGGTTTTAGTCATGGCTGATACAGTAACCCCAAAACTAGGTTTAGTCAAGCCTGAAGTGGGCGCGTCTGCCGATAGTTGGGGGACTAAGACTAATTCAAATTGGGATAAAGTCGACGCAAACGTGGTCCGGCAGACAAAGCAGTGGACCATTTCGATGGGTGATGATACTCCAGGTAGTTCTTCTGGCATTTGGGCCATCAATCGATACGGCAATGACGAGATATATATCGATAGTCCAATATACGTAAATCGACAAACCGGTGATACCACAATTTCTGGTAAATTAAACGCTCCTGCTGGTCAAGTTGCCCCAATTATTATGCCGTACCAAGCTACTATTCCCAGTGCTCCGCCCGCTGGTCATAGTAAGATATACTTCGATGCTAACGGTAACCCAGTTGTTATGCGTCCAGACGGCGTAATTATGCATATGGGCCTTGCGCCGGGGATGATAACTTATACCGGTGCTTTAACCCCGGATTATGGTTGCGCATTTTTGAACGGCCAAGCAATTAGCAGAGCAGCTAATCCACTTTTGTTCGCTCGTTACGGCACGATTTACGGTGCGGGTGATGGTTCTACCACGTTCAATTTGCCTGATGCTAGAGGTTGTGTATTTGCTCACCCGGATCAAGGCGTTGGTCGCCTTACATCGGTATGGTTCGGCACCACGGTTGCTGTAGGTTTCCGTGGCGGTTTGGAATATAATACACTTACTGCAACAGAGATGCCTTCCCATCGCCACGTAGTTACAATCTACGACCCCACTCATTATCACTCTGTTCCATCGGCGGCCAACTTAGCTGGCGGTAATAACAACACTGGAGGCGGCGGCGGATCATTTGGTGCGGTTAACAGTGTATTGGGTGCAAATACAGCGTACGCCGCAACCGGGATATATATCAATGGTGACGGAGGAGCGCATTATAGTTACGCCACTGGTTCAGGCGGCGCTCACGCGAATGTTCAACCTACTATGATTATGAACGCTCAGATCAAGTTGGGATAAATGCCAGCCATCGAATTTCCAGCCGGAGTAACTACCCTTTTATCGAGGTCCGCCAAAATAAACAACTGGCGGGACGCAAATCTTGTGCGTTGGGATGATGGCGTTACGCTCCGACCAGTTGGTGGTTGGGAAGAAACTGTAATGTCTGGTGGACCATTTGCATCTCGCATTCGTGAAATGCATCGTTGGGTGGATATTGCGGGTATATTTTGGACTGCTTATCTATGTGAACAGCATTGCTATGTTGAGTCCGGTGGCGCATTAGTAGATATTACGCCCGCTGGTGGAATGGCTCCATTAGTCGGCGATTCCGCTGGCTACGGCGAATTGGACTACGGCGAGCACACTTACGGTACGCCGCGCGACGGCGTTTCAACGATGGTAAAATTCTCCCCTGCTTGGACACTTGACAATTGGGGTGAGGATCTGTTGGTAATGACCAGTTACGATGGTCGTCTACTTAGATGGTCACCTTCTAGTGCTCCCGGCACCAAATTAGCTGTGGTTACAGGCGCTCCGACGAACAATAGGCAATTTGTGGTTACCCCCGAACATCATTGTATGCTGTTCCAGATGGGCGGAAATTTCGGTGATTTCGGATGGTGTAGCCAAGAAGACTTGGGGGATTGGAATTTCTCCAGTACTACCAACACAGCAGGAATGTATACAGTCGATCCGTATTCGCCCATCGTGGCGGTACAATTGGCGAGTACCGGTATTACTGTATTTACCCCCGCGATGTCTCACAACGTTGATTTTATCGGATTGCCTTATATTTATCGAAGGCGTGAGATCGGGAAAATTCCGATTCCTATTTCGGCGTCGTCTACGGCTTCTATTCCGGAGGGTACTCTTTGGATTTCGGTCGAAGGTTGGTGGCTCTACAACGGTTCTACCGCCGACATTATTCCATGTCCTCTCTGGGATTCTATTGCAGTGAGGATGGATTTTGCCAGAACCATCCGCGAAGCTACTGTCGTCAGCATTCCGAATCGAGGCGAAGTGTGGTGGTTCTGGGTGGACAAAAACTTAGGGTTGCGTACCAGCCGTTATACCGCGTTGGATTATCGATCGAAAGTATGGATGCCGGGATATCTTAGCAGAACTTGCGGACTTACCTACGGCAACGATCGAAATCCGGTGATGTCTGATGGTTACAAGGTGTGGAAGCATGAGGTCGGATTACAATATCCCGAGGCTCCGTATATGCCTTTCTTAGAGTCCCAAACGTTAAACATTGGGGGCGGCGAGCGGTGGATTACTATCAATAAAATACTTCCAGACATCATGGGGAGTAAAGACGCGCTAGCATTTTCGCTGGCATTAAACAACGACCGCACCGATTATGCCACTCAGCGATACACTACTCGCCGCACGGTGAACGGGCACGGTTGGGTGGATATACGAGAAACAGCGCGTGACGTTCGGTTACGCATAGAAATGGTCCGTCCTGAAGATTGGAGCACAATCGGTCCCATCATATTCGATAGTAAGCCGAGGGGTAGGAAAAAATGAGAGGCGTTCCCAAAT